TGTTTGGCTAATTTGATTGCCATCTTCCATGATGCGTGTTGCCTCACGATAAATAATAGAACCTCTTTCTGATATTGTAATTTGGTCAATGACCATTTCTTTTGTTAGAGACATTTTGATTTCCTTTTGTTATGTCTGTATTAATAATCTAATTAAGGTGTTATGCGATAAGTACCGGCAAACAATAATTGTTGACCAGCAGATGTTGTTGTAAATTGACCTACAAAAAATCTATCAAAATTTGTTTCTCCAGTATTTAATTGAGTTCCTGATTGATTTGAGTTAAATGCGTAACCATTGCTATTTATCCACATATTGATTGCGCCACTATTAATCAATCCTGAGGTAAACGGCGTAGTTATTAAAGCACTTGTCGAAAAAGCAATAGTTCCAGTATTTACAAAAGTTACATTAAAACTAACAAGGTTGCCTATTCTTGTGTATGAACCTGTTAGAGTGGTTGTGCCACTAACAGTAAAGTTTTGTATAGAAGGCGTATAAGTACCTTCTTCGTAATCATCTAATGTGTTTGCGTTAGATGATGCTGATTGAGATGCGGGGAAAGTAATGCCAGAACCGCTAGTAGAGGGCGTAGCGCCACCCACACCAATAACACCAGTAACCGAAACATTACCATATAGTGTAGGATTAGGTGTGATTTGTGAGCTAATAATGTTACCAGTGATTGCAGTATTCGCTACTGAGATTGTACCAGTAATCTGTGTATTAGCAACAGAAGTAATCTGAGCCGCAGTAATGTTACCAGTAATTTGTGTATTAGCAACTGAAGTAATCTGTGAGCTAATAATGTTACCAGTGATTGCAGTATTCGCAACACTTACCGCATTGTTTGTTGCAGATGTGATAACACCACTACCATCAAATGTTAACGAAATGGTATTAGCGGAGCCACCAACGGTGACTGAAGTTATATTATTCGATGTTGCGAATAAAGAAGGCGAAACCCGAGTTAATGCCACGTTATGTTCTCTCTATTAGTCTTTTATTTATGTCGGTTTTGGATACTTAGTCTTAACTGCTTCACACTTTGCTAGATATGCAGTCAACTTAGTTTCGTCACCTTTAGATTGGTGATATAGTGCATCAGCCAAATCTGTGAGTGGTGGGTATTCTGGTTGTCTTTTTGCTATGTATGCATGAGCATCCATATAGGCTTGAACTGTTGCTTCGTTATAGGTAACAGGATTGCCTTGAGTATCAAAAGCATCATCGCCACGGATAACACCAACACTAGGATAAGTTGCCATAATTGCTTGATGTTTGTTCATGCTGCTATCTCCATAACTGTAATTGATGAAACAGAACCTAAGCCATTGGGGTAATTGTTAATTTGAACACTTCTGGAAGAATTTGAAGATGCTATTTGAAGTTTATATGTAGTAGAAGATGTTGTTGCGGGAGAATCTAAATAATTAAAAGAAGCTGTACCACCAGCGGTTGCTGAACTTCCTGTATATGGAGTCATTGCATCAATATATGATATGGCAGTTGAGTTTCTAACTAATTGTGTTTTTAATGCACAATCTACACCTGCTTTATAAATTCCATTTACTGACACAAATACAAGAACTTTACTATTTGCACTTGTTGGAGTAATAGAAACAGTTAAACCAGAATCCGCAAAAGTATCAATACTAGTTGTAGTTACCGATGAATAAGTGGCATTAGCTACTTGCAACACAGCACCTGCAGGAAGTCTTGCAGCCGCCACAGTACCCGTTAGCTGTGTAGCAACTACGCTTTTGTTAGTAAGTGTTTGAGTGTCAGTTAAACCCACCACAGCACTAGCAGGATTACCTACTCCACCTGCGGGGAAGGTAACCCCTGTTGTTCCGTCTAATACTAATGGCATATTATCTGTTCTCCAGCGCCACGATACGGGCGGTTAGTGCGTTGATTGTTTCGGCTTGTGTGTCGTTCATCATTAACTCCTTAACAAGCCATTAGCACACAAGGCACACAGTAAGAACCATCTGCGTATGTGCAAGTTACATGATTGGAAGTGACCTTTGCAATCGTTTTAGACCGAACAATATCGTCACCTTGAGCCTTGGCAGTTCCATCACCAGCAGACATCAGTAAATCGCCACGCTGAACAGTCACGCCTTGAGCAATTCGAATAATCATATCGCCCGTCATAGCCATGTTAATTTCGTCTACTTGGTGGGCTTCGTCATAATCCCAGTTAACAAACACACCAGCAACATTTGCATCGCCTTCAACATCAGATACTTTGACTTTGTTTAACTGTTCGTTGTCAACAGGGTTGCCTTCAGCATCTGTGTAAACATTCATTGCATCAAGGTTTGACAACACAGTTCCTTTGACAAGTGATTCGTCTTTGGCTATGGTGGTTTGTGCGTATCGTGCTAAGTGTCCACCGTTGTATGAAACAGTTGTGCCTGATACAGAAATAGTACCTTCTGCTGAAGCATCTTGCTGTAAATAAACTAAAACTCCATCATCTGTTTTTCTATTTATGTTTACTACACCTCCAGATGCTCTTGAAAATTGAGCATTACCAGCAACAGAAAAAGATGCACCAGTTCCATTTGCATCAGCAACATCACTTGAAGTTGTTGCAAATAACAAATTACCACTAGAGTCGATACGCATACGCTCTGCGTTAACAGTAACAAAACGCAAAAAGTTACTTGTGCCTACTGCATTAATGTTTGTTCTATTTGCAGAATTGTCATACTGAATTGAAGCATAAACAGTAGATGGATTTGTCGCCCCTCTTATATACAAACCCGCACCACTACTACCACCAACAAGGTCTATTGCTTTGTCATATCCACCAGTCGCAGTTGGTGTAGTAGTACCAATCCCCACATTCTGTGAAGAATCTATATAAACCGCATTAGTGCCGTTAGTAGACAAACCCAAAGAGTTAGCCGCAGGAAGATACAGTCCATTACCAGTAACAGATGAGCCAGTAGGAATTAATTTTGTTGCTGATGCTGTTCCTACAAATGTGGAATTCTGTGAAGCATCTATTGTTAAAGCCGTAGCACTAGAGGACTGAAATGCTAATACACCAGAATTATCAGGAGTAATAACTACGCCTGCTGATGTTGATGCGTTTACCGTTGCTACCATTTTATATTACCTGTTGTGATATTTGTAATTGATATGCGGCTATGACTGCTTCTGTCCATGCGGCATTACATATTGCCACTACATTGGCTGGTTGACCTGTTAAGTCCTGACCGGGCGTTAGGCTTGTACGATGGTATGTCTGCGCTATCTGGTCACCATCTTTTAGGATGCGTGTTGCTTCCCGATATAGGACTATGCCGTTTTCGGTGACTGTAATTTGGTCTACTGTTTTTGTTTCTGTAAATGCCATGATTATTCCTTTAAGCCGTTTGATAACAAAGAGCGCCAACTACTCTGGCGTTATTTCCAAATACTGCAAATCCATTTAATCCAATACTTGTTGCGCTTGATGCTGACCCAGTAAAAGTAAGTGTTGTAGCCCCATTAACATTAGCGTAAAAACCTAACCATACAACAGCGGTTGCCAAACCAGTCCAATAATCGGCACTTCCTGCTTTAGGAAAGCCGTTGCTAACAGTTCCAAATGGCAAACCTAATAGATTGGCTGTACTTCCAGTGCCAATCGTTGTAATAGTCATATCAAAATCTACATATACAAGCCTTCCAATTTTTGTATAACTTGCTTGTTGATTGCTATATGTAGCAGTTCCACCAACATTAGGTGTCCAAGTCCCTTCCTCGTAATCATCCAATGTGTTTGCGTCAGATGATGCTGATTGAGATGCCGGAAATGCAATTTGTCCACCAGTAAGATTAATAGTCGAAATCGTAGGACTAGTCAGAGTTTTATTAGTCAGCGTATCCGTTGTTGCCTTACCAACCAAAGTATCCGTTGTTGTTGGTAAAGTTAGTGTAGGCGTACCTGCTACTGCTGGTGCAGTTATCGTTACTGCTCCGGAGGTATCGCCATTTATTACTACTGAAGCCATTCTTATTTCCTATCCAATGTTTTTTTCATAGTACAACCCATCTTGAGTTTGCACTAATAGTCACAGTATTTCCACTATTAATTGAAATTGGGCCAACAGAAAGTCCACCATTATTTGCGGCAATAGTTACATTTGAACTGATTGTTAAACCATTATATGCTATTACATGAGTATTTTGAGAATCACTATATTGACCTCCTGCACCTGAAGCTAATTTGATAGCGGTAATCGAACCGTCAGCAATATCAGCGGTAGCAATTGCACCGTCTTGTAGAATACCACTTGTAATTTTTTGAATTGGCATTTAGTCTTTACTCTTTGTATTATTTATATTCGTTGTGCCGCCATCTGTGCTTGATATGCGGTTATGACTGATTGTGTCCATGCGGCATTACAAATTGCAACTACATTGGCGGGTTGACCAGTAAGGTCTTGACCAGGTGTTAGGCTTGACCGATGGTATGTCTGTGCTATCTGCTCACCATCTTTTAGGATGCGTGTTGCTTCCCGATACAAGACTGTGCCGTTTTCTGTGACTGTAATCTGGTCAATTACTTTTGTTTCTGTAAATGTTGACATTGTGTTTTCCTTATGTTACGAAATAAATAAGAGTGGCTCGCATAAATGCGTTTGTTCCTAAATCACTTACCGTAATGTTTCCCGCATCGATTGACCCGTTAGCAGTAGAACGATATTTGATGTTGTAAGCCGTTCCACCGCCATCTATGCTAAAAGGAGTATTAGTTCCCCAACTACTTGCTAAATGAATAACGCATCCTGGTGAATAATTTACTGAACTTAATGACGAAAATGGGAAGCCTTGTATACTTAAATTACCGCTTCCAGAAACAGTTGATACTTGAACCCAAAAATATGCAGTAACTAATTTTCCTACTTTTGTGTAAAACCCAACTTGACCATTTGACGCATAAGTTCCTGTAAAAGCAGAGCCATAAGCAGGTGTCCAAGTCCCTTCCTCATAATCATCCAATGTGTTTGCGTTTGAGGAATCAGATTGTGTCGCTGGGAATGTAATGCCCGAACCACTTGTTGATGGCGTAGCGCCACCTACTCCAATAACACCAGTAACAGAAACATTACCATATAGTGTGGGATTAGAGGTAATTTGCGAACTAATAATGTTGCCAGTAATCTGAGTATTGGCAACGGATGTAATTTGCGAACTAATAATGTTGCCAGTAATCTGAGTATTGGCAACGGATGTAATTTGCGAACTAATAATGTTACCAGTTATCTGAGTGTTAGCCACCGATGTGATTTGAGAGCTAATGATGTTGCCAGTAATCTGAGTATTAGCCACCGATGTAATCTGTGAGCTAACAATATTACCAGTAATCTTTGTGTTTGCAACTGAAACAATTTTTACATTAGTAATAGAACCATCTGCAATTTCTGTTGCGGTAACTGAACTTGCCTGTAATGCGGTAACAGTTGAAGTTGTTCTAAATCCGATATGTCTTACTACAACATTCGCACCATTATCTGGTGTGCCTGTAAATGTAATTGTGCTACCAGACAAAGTATAGTTTGTTGGTGCAGTTTGAATAACACCATCAACTGAAACTATAATAGAGTTTGCAGATGCAGGTGCTTCGGTAAGTTCTACTGTTGTTCCTGTACCATTTGCAGTAACGGCATCAACAGTAAATTGTTTGATATTGTTTGCGAGTTTTGCATAAGTGATTGAGCCATCTGGAACAAATGCATAGTTCGATATGCCAGAACCACGGTAAATAACATAGATGTTATTAGTACCTGATCCTGGTGCTTCTGTAAAAGTTAATGTGTTACCATTGACTGAATAAGCAACGGTTGGTTCTTGTGTAACATTCTCAACAACAACATCAATATCTGTTGGAGATACAACCTGTCTTGCAAGAGTAAATGCTGTGGCTGAACCGGTGCCACTAAATCGCTCAGCGTCTAACTGAGGAACACTAGCTCTTGTTGGGTCGTAACCAGGTGCGACTGCGCCAATGTATGCCATTTATGATAATTCCTGTTGTAATTTATAAATGTCTGTATCAAACAAAATCATGCGATTTCCAACAAACTTGCTATCACGTCCAAAGAACCGTTGGCGCTTGTTGTTACTTTTAAAACATCTGCAGCCTGTAAAACAACTTTTTGGTCTCCGCCGATTGGGACAAGAGTAGACCCTGTTAATATTGGTGCGTTGGAAATAATAGAATAAT